AACCATGACCTCCCCCATCTACCTATGAGCTGGAAATCCCTCGCCAAGCGCACCAACAGCCTCCCCGAAGGCTGGAGCACCCCCGACGAAATCGCCTCCGACCTCGACTGCGAAATCTCCGAAGTCCCCAAAATCCTCGCCGCCGCCATCCGCGACGGCCAAGTCGAGAAACAGAACTTCCCGCACTGGCAACCCGGCAGCCGCCAACTCCTCTACCAAACCGGCTACCGGCAGAAGACCGGCAAAGTTATCTCGGAAAAAAGCCCACAAGTTTCGGACAAAACCCCAGACTCCATCCCCGGCATCCCCGCCGATTTACTGCCCAAGGTGCGAAACAAAATCCTCGAGCACCCGCACAAGACCGCCAGCGCAATCAAAGACCTGTTTTCCACAAACAACCGCACACGCCTGAGCGTAGCAGCCATTCGCGGGCTACTTGACAAGCATCCGCACAATAAAAGGTAGATGCCAGATGATCAGACCATAGTAGAAGGCGACGCCGGATTTATCGGCATGGCCTCCCGCCTCAACCCGCTGCAACTCCAGCCGGGTATGGTCCAATACGCCGAAAATATGCGCCTCGACCGAGGCGTAGCCCAGACGCGCAAGGGGGCGAAGCGGCTTGGCGAATCTATCGGCTATATCGGCGAGGCGCTGACCGTTCCTTTCCAACTTGGAACGGACAAAACAATCTCCTCACTGACTCGCGGCGGCAGCGGAAACCTCACGGCTACGGCCACTCTCTCCGCGCATGGCTACGCCACAGGCGACCGCATCAATATTCGCGGAGCCTCGCCTGCGCAATACAACGGCGACTTCTACATCACGGCCACCGACGCAAATACTTTCACCTACACGATGGCTGCCGACCCCGGCGCAAATGCCACCGGAACGCTTGTTGCCAACAAGGGGCCTATTGTTCAAACGACCTACACCGGCGGCATCATCGGCGCTGGCATTTACTCCTCGCCGCGCCTGGATAATTCCAACGAATACATCGTCCTTGCCGGGCCGAACTCCGTTTACCTCTGGCGCGACGGCGCGAATCTCCAGACGATTCAGCTTCCCAATACCGACACGCTGGTCGCTGGCGATGACATCGAGATCATCCAAGCCTTCGATAAGCTCTACCTGCTGCGCACCCGCGAGGAGTCGCTGATCCGCCTCCAGACGCTCACGCAAGCCAGCGGCACGGCCACGGCCACCACGCTGGGCACGCACCCCTACCAGACAGGAGAGGTCGTGCGCATCAGCGGGGCAGGGGAGGCTGGGTATCTCGCCGACTTCGAGGTGACGCGGATTTCCTCCACGCAGTTTTCGTTTTCTGTTCCCTCCGCCACGGCGGCTTCTGCCAGCGGAACGATTATTTCCCAGCGTGTGCAACCTGCCTTGGTGTGGGACGGCATTCTGGCAAATGGTTTCGCCCGCGTTGCACAGGGCTCGCATCCGCTGGGCGTGACCTACTCGCGCCTTCCCAGCACCAGCACGGCGACCTACTACAACAATCAACTGGTCATCGCCCGCAACCGCGATGAGGTGCTGATTTCGGATGTCTTCGACGCCGAGACCTACGATCCAGTGAGCAAGGCATTCCGCGCCAACTCAGGCTCGAATGACTACATCGTAGCCCTACATCCCTATGCCGAGGGGCAAGTGCTGGTTTTCTGCCGCAAATCCATTTGGCTCGCCACGGCGGCCATCGGCACGGATGGCGTCTCGATTGACCCCGCCGCTTCCAGCCTGCAACTCCTCACTGACGAGATCGGTTGCTCGGCCAAGCGATCCATCGCCACCGCAGGCGTGTATGTGTTTTTCCTCTCGGACAACGGCGTTTACCGGTTAGACAATCAATTTGACCTCAAACTGCGCGGCAGCACGCAGACACTCTCGGACCCCATCGCCGATCTCATCGCCGAGATCAACGCACCGGCAGCGCACCTCAGCAACGGCATTTATTTTGCCAACCGCTACTACCTTGCCGTGCCGCTCGGCAACAGCACCGAGCCAAACGCACTCTTCGCCTTCAACATGCTGAACCAGAACTGGGAGACCAAGGACATCTACGGATTCCCGCTGAACCGCCTGCTTGTCTCGGACTACGGCACACAGCGCCGCCTCTTTGCCGCAACCACCACCGGCAAGCTCTTCCTCCTCGATGAGCAAGAGACCGGAGCCGACGATACCCAAAGCGGACTTGGAACCACCCCTGTCCTTGGCAGTCTCCTAACCCGCCGCTACGGATGGGGCAGCCTCAACGCCAAACGCTTGACCCGCACCAAAGCCAGCGTCGTCCTGCCCGCCGGAAGCGCCTGCACACTCGATGCGGTGACGACGGATTTCGACGCCGATTTCCAGATCGCCTCCTTGGTGAACACCACCGCCGACCAAGAGGACTACACACTGAAGGCTCCGCTGCGCTGCAAGGCAACCGCCCTCGACCTCCGCTTCCGCACCACCTCCGGCCGCCCCATCCTCCGCACGCTCAGTGCCGAGGCGACAATCAACGGGCCGGTGAGTGCCGAAACCCGAACCTTAAACTAACCACAGAGGACACAGAGAACACAGAGGACGCCTCTTAATCCTTAAAACTTAAAACTCAAAAATGGCAACCGTCACCCCAGGCTACACATTTACAAACGATGAAGTCGTTACCCCAGCAAAGCTCAACTCGGCGGCTACGCCAGTAGTCTCAAACATAGTTACGGCTGATCTTGTTGATGCCAATGTGACTACGGCAAAAATTGCAAACGGAGCGGTTACGCAGGAAAAACTTAACTCCAGCGTCACACTTGTGCCGACCGGAGCCATCATGCCGTTTGCCATGAACACCGCGCCAAGCGGATGGCTCGCCGCGAATGGATCGGCAGTGTCTCGCACAACTTACGCCGCTCTCTTTGCAGCCATCGGGACAACTTACGGTGCTGGCGATGGCAGCACCACATTCACCCTGCCAGACTTGCGCGGCTATTTCGTGCGAGGATCAGGAACGAATAGCGATGGCGTTGCCGCTGGCACTTTTGGAGCCAAGCAAGCGGATGGAGTGATCAGCCATACGCATTCTGGCACCACAGGGAATGACTCGCCGGATCACACGCACCCTATAAGTGCAGTAACAGGCGGAAGTGCGGTTTATAATCAAGGCGGTCAATATACAGGCACTTATACATCCTCAACTGGTGGGGCCTCCACCCGCCACCAGCACGCATTCACCACTTCCAGCCAATCCCCTGCTGGAACCACCGAGACCCGCCCGCGCAACATCGCCATGTTGTATTGCATCAAAGCCTAATGCTCCCCTGGGAACGAGCCCGCAACTGGCATGACGAACACACCACCGAACCCTTCGAGTCCCTCCTCGCTTGGCACATGGCCCACGGCCTCGTTTTCAACACCCCGCAAGTCTTCCTCCTCGCCCACGAAGTCCACTACTCCCCGGATACCAACACCATGACCTACGACCTCCCCCCAAATGCTTGGTTCGTCGAGCTCGCCGCCTCAGTCGGCCACGCGAACCCCGTCCGCGAATTTCTCCGCGTCGCCACGCACCCCCAAGAGTGGGCGATCTGGCACCGCCGCAATTCCTTCCAACCCCACGCCTACCCATGGGCCAAACTCGCCCGCCGCGTCGGCCTTGTTGAAGGGAGGGTTTCGTAATGGGAGGTTCCTCAGCATCTAAACCCAAGCAACAAAAAGCGCCGCCACAAGCGCAGCCTATCGACTACGGCGCTTTGATGGCGCAATCGCGTGCATCCGCAAAAGAGGACTACCGCGACCAGCTCAACGCGCAGATCGAAGCCTATCCGAAACTCGAAGCTCTTCAGCTCGGCACGATTGGCAAACTCTCCGATAGCCTCTCTGGCAACAACAACGCCTACACCCGCCGCGCTACCGACCAGCTCATCGCCGCCGAAGACCAAGCCACCCAACTCGGGCGCATCGGCGACTACACCGAGCAACTCGGCTACCAAGCCGCCCGCGACCTCGAAGGCACCGACATCGAGCGCGAGCTCCAACGCCAAGCCACCAGCGAACTCGCCCTCGGCCGCAGCCTCACCCCCGAGCAGGAGCGCCAAGCCACCCAGCAAGCCCGCGCCGGGATGGCTGCCCGTGGCCTCGGCGTCAGCAACTCCGCCCTCGCTGCCGAAGTGCTTAACCGCGATGCCTACGCTTCCCAACGCGAGGCAGACCGCCGCAACTTCGCTGGATCCACCAATCAAATGCTCGTCGGCAACCGGCAAAACCGCATCGGCCAAGTCGGCACCATCCTCGGCCAGTCCGCCAACACCAGGATGAACCAAGCCAACCTCCGTAGCAGCCTCGCCGGAGCCAACATCACCATCGACCCCTACGCCCGCGCCATGAACCCAGCCCTCGGCATGGGAGCCAGCACCCTCGGCAACTCCGGCCAGATGAACGGCAACACCTACTCAAACGCCACGCAGATGGCCGGAAATGTCGCAGGCGTCAACGCCTCCATGCTCGATTCTCGTTGGAACACCGTGCAAAACAACAACGCCTCTCTGCAAAGCGCCTACATGGGAGCCAGAGCCAGCGACAACGCTGCGAATATGGGCCTCCATGGAGCAGCCATGGGAGCCAGCGCCGTCATAGGTGCCGCCGCTGCCGCCTGCTGGGTAGCCCGCGCCGCCTTCGGCACGGCCACTACTCGTTGGGTGGAATACCGCCGCGCCATGCTTCGCCATGCCAGCGACCGCACGATCCGCCTCTACTGCCAGCACGGCCAATCCATCGCTGCCGCCATCACCACGCCACTCCGCCGCCTCATCGCCCGCCTCACGCTCCGCACCCTTCAATGGTCCTGGAACTAACAGAGAAAATCCGACTCGAAGGAGCCCACCGCGCCTGCACGCCCGAGCAAACGCTCGAGCGCATGCGGCCGTATTTTCACGCCGCAGGCATTACCCGCCTCGCCGAGATCACCGGGCTCGACCGCATCGGCATCTGTGTCGCCCAGTGCATCCGGCCAGATGCCATCGTGCTGGCCGTGGATTCCGGCAAAGGAGCCACCCCCGCCGCAGCAAAATGCTCGGCCATGATGGAAGGCTTCGAGCGCCATGTCGGCGAGACCAGCCGCCCTCGGCACATCCTCGCCACCGCAGCGCAGCTCGGCGACAAAGCCGAGACACGCCTGCCGCTTTCCAAGGGAGCTGTCTTTCACCCCCACGCCCTCATGCCATGGACCGAGGTGCGCGGCCTACAGAGTGGATCCGCCCGCATGGTGCCCACCGACACCGTGCGCCTCCTCGCCCGTCCAGACCCCGCTCCGCTTACCAGCCTGCCATTTGCCTACACCAGCAACGGCCTCTCCTCTGGCAACACCTACGCCGAAGCCGTCGCCGGTGGCCTCTACGAG